TTAATCTAAACCAATTCATTCCTTGTGCTGCCGACATGCTGGCACCTTTGGTTACAAGCAATCCAATAATATTTTGTTTAAGGGTGTTACCCATTGTAATCAATGGGGGATTTGTGACTGCGGCGGCGGCACCTGTCGTACCAATTCCCACCGCCGCGTACTGTGCCGCCAGTCCAGCAGCAGTCATTGTTCCTCCTGCTCCAGCAAATGTTGAAGCAGTTCCTCCTACTGCTGCTCCAGCACTAGAGGCAGATGCTCCAACCATTCCCATTGTTTGTGAATACTGCTTACCAGTCATGATATTTGTAATCATTCCTGTTGTCTGGTCACGGAATCCATTTGCCATTGCTTGCAAAGCAACAGTGGTAAAAGCCTTTAATCTAATAAAAGTTGCAAGACTTTTAATAAAGATTGTCATGCCGATTGCTGCTCCAGCAAATCCTGCAGCAGTTCTTACAAGCCAATCATTCTGAGAAAAAAAAGTTAAAGCGCCAGCGGCAGATTTTCCTAGGTCAGCAAGCAATTTAATAAGAGGAGAAATTGCATCTCCAACCTGGATAAGTGCAACTTTTCCTTGAGCGGAAGCAGCATTCATTTTGTATCCAAGAGTTTCTTGAGCAACCTTAAATGCTTTATCAGCATCTCCTGCTGATGCTCCAATTTCTCTAAATATAATTGCGTTCTTAATCATGCTTGGTCCAAGCAATGCATTGATAGCAGTTAACGGACGAACATTTCCAAATACTTTTGCCATTGCAACAGCATTGTCGCCAAGAGCGCCTTTGAGTTGCTGAAATCCAGCAAACAGACCTTTACTCTGAATTGTCTCTCTCAATATTTCTGTTGATAGACCGTATTTTGAAAGTTCTTCTCTGGCTTCGGCGGTAGGCTTGAGAAGGCTTGAAAGAATCTGACGCAACTGGATTGCAGCAGTTCCCGCTGGCGCACCCTGACGAGTAAGTGCGGCTACTGAAGCAGCGGCATCTTGGAACTTAACTCCGAATGCTGCGGCTACTGGAAGCACCTTACCCATCGCTGGAGCGAATGCTGAGGCTTCTGCCTTACCTTCTCGTACGGCAGCAACCAAAATATCGGTTGCAATTCCAGCACTATACATTCCAGGGGTATAAGCGTTCATGACGCTGGTTGTAAGGTCTGCTACTGCCTGTACTGAGCCAAGACCAGCAGCGGCTGCTTTAGCGGAAGCATCAAGGGTATCCAGCGCTTCTGTTGTATCTGTAATACCAGCAGAAGTAATGAAGTAAAGAGCATCTGCAAGTTCTCCAGGAGCCTTACCTACATTGCCAGCCATCTTGAGAACGGCATCACCCATTGTCTTGATGTCTTTTGTACCTACGCCTACAAGTCCCTTAATGAGACTCATTGAGGTTTCAAAGTCTTTAGACGCAGTGATTGCGGCCTTGCCAATTTTCATTAAAGGCATGGCGACCTGATAGTTCATCAAACTACCAGTCATACGCATTGCGTCACCAGCACCACGCCATGTTGGGATTGTGCTCATCATCGAACGGTTCATACCGCCGACTTGACCAGTCAATCCACTTACAGCAGAACTTGCTCCACCAGCGCCTTTGATGACATTGCTGAACATCCCTTGTGCAGCATTAGCACCGTTAACTTGAACAAAAATTTGTTGATTTAACGGGGGTAAGTTAATACCTCCACCACCTGCTGAACTCATATCACAAGTATTTCATTAGTTGCAGGCAAAAGCAAATGAATCCATCATAAATAGAATCATAAACTATTGCTTTACATCCATGCCCATTGCCTTAGCGAATTGCATGATGTCTGAGCCTTGTGCTTTTTGTTGCATCATCCCAGAACTTTCAAAGACAATCGCTGCCTGTGCTGGGCTTGATTCCCAAAATTCAGTTAGGCTTCGTCCAGTTTTGGCCCAAGTGATGAGCCACTCTTTCCACGGGAGGGTTTTGGTTCCTTCGGAAGTTGCTTTTCTAGTTCGGCGTTTATCGCCTGACGCTGTTCTTCTGCGAGTTTTTCCGCCTGGCGTAGGAGACGACTCGCTGTGGTAGGGTCCACGCCGTTACAAATTGACCATGCCATAGCAATTGCATTTTGGTAGTCAGTTAGCGCCCCTTCCAACATTGATTCACCGATTTTTTCTTTGTCTTGTGCAAGACACATTGACAAAGTTTCGCGAACCGTGCTGGTTCCGCGTGTTTCCTGCATTTGCTGCCATTTTTCAAGGTCACCGAAACGGTCCTCGATATCGGCAATGGTGTTGTGATTGAAGCGAACATAAGCGGTGTGCTTTTCGTATTCGCCTTCTTCATCAAATTTGCGCTTCCATGCTCCACCTTCACTGCGCTCAACGACCGCAAGAAGGATTGGAACACCTTTGTTCTTTAATACAATTGGGGTATAGTCCATGCACACACTATACACATAGGGTGGGTATAAAGCAAATGACGGCCCTTTCGAGCCGCCATTTGTAATTTTGGACTAATTTGAATTAGGCTGTAAGGCCAGTTGCTGCTTCGCGGAATTCAACAGTACCGAAGTTCGTGGTGTACGAGGACAGAATTGCTTCTGCGTCGAACTTTGGCTGACCGAAGTTGTCGGTCGAGCCACCCATGATTGAACCACCAGTTACTTGGCACTTATCAAGAACCATTGCAATTTCAGCAAGGTCTGATTCGATGTCATTAATCAAGAACTCAACCTTGAAGTAAGGAAGGCTACGACTGTTGAATGAGTAAGAGGAGATTTCACCATCTGGTGCTACTCCATCGCTTGTAATCCCGCCACCATAAATAACGCTCATAACCAAAAGGCTAAGTTCGCTGTATGTAGCAGAGAAGTTAAGACGGTCAATCTTACCCTTCTTGGCAAGAACCTTACCGCCGTCACCTTTAAGTTCTGCAGTTACAAAGTTTGCTTCTACTGTTACTTCTTGAATACCAGGAACATCAACGGCATCGCCGTATGTTACTCCTGCATCGGTATCGGTAAGCAAAGGATAAACCTTGCAATCCGCAACATCGAATGTGATTGTTGACCTGTCTGATGCCATTTTTTTTAACTCCTAAGTCCTGAGATTATACTCATTTTATACCTCTACTTATGTAGAAGTGTGGAAGGGTAATGATTAAATAAGTGAAAGAATTTCGTTACCGACAATACCAGTTGGCTCAGAGCCGACTGATGCCTGAAACTTCTTTACAGCCTCATGTGTGTAAGCACAGAAGATTCCAGTAGATGGGCAAGCAATGCCTGCTGCTACCAAATATTCCTGAACACTCTTAATATCACGACCTGCGTCGCCTCGCTTGTAAGTCTTAGTTGACGCAGCAGCAACCTTAGGTGCCTTGGCCTTCTTGACTACTTTTGCTTCTTCGACGACTTCTACAGCCTCAACCTCTACGGCAGGTGCTTCTTCTACGGCAGGTGCTTCTTCTACGGCAGGTGCTTCTTCAGCAACTACTTCCGCTTCGACAATTGCTTCAACCTCAACAGATACTTCTGCTGGTGTTTCTGGGGTGTCATTAAAATCTGTCATGTCTATTACTTTCAGGCTGCTGGTTTATCACCAAAGAAAGAGGCAACCGCTGGGTCACCAATCTTCTTTGATACTACTGCAAACGCAGTGGCCAGCATAGGGATGGCCATTGCCATGAGCGCAGGGTCAACATTGTACTTGCTCATGAAATAGATTGCAATGCCCATGACACCGCCCTTTACGCCTTGGTCGCTTACTTGTCCCATAAATACCTCCAGAAAGATTTAAAAGTATTTTCGCATCTATTATCGTATAGACTAACTACCACTGGAACGCTGAGAGATTCGGCGCATTAAGTCAGCCAGAACAGAATGAGAAACTTCTGTATTTCCATCTGTCACAGAATTGACGATTCCTCTTTTTTGTTCTATCAATTCATAGATATCTTCGTCGATTGTTCCTGCACACATAATATAATAAACTTGAACATTATTTGTCTGTCCGTAACGATGGCATCTATCTTCTGCTTGGTCATGAATTGCGGGTGTCCAGTCTTGCTGAACAAAAAGGACATCTGATGCGGCTGTCAGCGTGATGCCTACAGAACCAGCCTGAAGGTTAAGAACAATTACTCGTGCTTTAGGGTCATTCTGGAATGTGTCGATTGCATGCTGTCGTTCATCCATCTCGTCTTTTCCGCTAACACGCAGGCCACCATACTTTTTAGCCAAGGTATCCACGATGCTCACATTGTGGGCAAAGACAACAAGTTTTCTATCTGTGGATTCCAGGAATAAATCAATCCATTCATATGTTGCATCCATCTTGGCTTCTGTAGCGAGTTTCTTTAGAACTCCTGTTTTCAGCAAGTGCTGTGCCGAGTCTTTTGCCTTATAGCCATTCTCGGCAAGGAATGAAACTAGGTCCTTCTCAGCCCGCATATAAGCAAGCATCTGAGATGGGGAACCAGTTACGGTCACGATGTTGCGTGACTTCTCTGGAAGGTCTTTAAGTACATCTTCCTTAATGCGGCGGATATAGCAGATTTGACGCAATCTAATGTTCAACTCGTTGGTATTAGACGCTCCAGATGTATCCCAATGGTAACCATCGTAGTAAGCACCCGCATAGCGCTTCAGGAATGCCCACTTGCCACCAAACTTGCCAAGTACTCCCAATATATCTAATTGGCTTACAATCTCTTGTGGGGCGTTTGTGATGGGCGTACCGCTAAGAAGAAGTACCATTCCAGACTGAGGAACATACTTTGCTATCTGCATAACATTCTTTGTTCGTGTAGCAGATGGATTCTTTACATAATGAGACTCATCGCAAATCATTGACTTGAGATTCACAAACTTTAGTGCCCCAACAAAGCGAGTTATAATGTCATAGTTTGTTATAATTACATCTGCTTTTGTAACTTCATCTTTGGAATTAAGAATCTTTACCTCGCGATGAGGTGCCCACTTATTCCATTCACGAGACCAGTTCTCTTTAAGAGACTTGGGGCATACGACAATTACTGGGTAAGCGTTCTCTTGTTCAATTGCTGCAATAGCCTGAATTGTCTTTCCGAGACCCATTTGGTCTGCGATAAAGCACCTTCTGGTCTCAATGGCGTATTTAACTCCAGCCTTTTGATAAGGCATAAGTTCTCCAGTAAGACCAGATATCTGGATATCGGCATCGGTGGCGGAAGAACTTTCTAGGCGGTCAGCGGCTGAGGTGATGCTGCCTTCCATCTCGTTCTTGATATCAGCATCGACATCGAACGAAAACCTAAAAGCAAACTGCATCAACTCTTGAGTTATATTTGCAGTCCAGCGCTTATCTTTGGTATCCCACTTTTTCCCAGGAAGAGACTTGATTGCCTCAATTACTTCTTCGTTATATTCGAACTCAACTATTGCCTGTTTTTTATATGGATAAATACGCCTGGCAATCTGCTTTGGTTTTGGCTTATCTTCAACATTAAAAGCGTCTAGTGGAAATCCATATGACTCAGCAAATTCTTGTAAGTCTTTTACATACCTACTGCTTACAGTCCATACGGAATGCTTTGGATTCCAAGATGCGGTAGGAAGGTCTGCAATAATATCCACCAATGATTGCTCATATGGGAATACTATTGAGTATAAATTTCCATGCTTTTTAATGGACTTCATTTAGAAATATAAAGGCTTTCGTTGTAGATTGCTCGGCGCTCTTTGGGAGTAGTACCACCCCAAACGCCAAAAAACATCTGGTTCCTAACAGCATAGTCAAGGCACTCTTTGGCTACTGGACATTCTGCGCAGATTAGTTTTGCATTTCTGTAAAGAGCGTACTCTTTTCCAGCCTGTTCCTCTGATGGAAAAAACAATTCTGTTTTACTTCTGCAGACTGCTTGTTCAAGCCACGGTTCTTTAAGACTCATGTATTCCTTTATATTAATTTTTATCTTGCTAAAGCAGACCAAAGTTCAAGGTCATGTGATTCTGGAGATAACCCAGCAGACTCACTTTGCTGCTTGTGAATCATTATAGCGGCTGCAAGCAATTCCGCACGGGAATTATTATCATTTCCGCCAAACATCATTGTTTTAACTTCTGTAATTCTGCGTTGCAATCCAGCCTTGTATCGTAAGGCTTTTCTTTGCCAAGCATCAAACTTGTCTTTTTCAAACTTATATTCTTCCGTATTTACAATGTTCAACTTGACATCTTCTGTCATCATTGAAACCCTGTCACGGTGATATGTCATTTGCGAATCAAGTTCGTTTAATGCATTGATTAGCGCATTGAGCCAACTATTGTGTTGCTCTGGATTGTTGAGAAATTCAACTTCCTCTTCGGTTGCTTGTCCCTTGCATTCGCGCTTGGCAATGTCTTGGATGTCCATGTATTCCTACTTATTGTATCTTTATAAAAATACGGGCTACATAGGTAGTTTTGTCCGTAAATTAATCTCTATTAAAAATCGCGCCGAGCAAGTGAACTGCTAGCGATACAAGACTGATTATAATGCCATAGGTGCGCGTTTGACCACTAAGGGTGATAAGTACCAATCCAGTACCACCGATTGTCCATGCAAGTTCATTAGCCTGCTCTGCAATTTTCTTAAACATATGTATCTCCTACTATTTTGTTTTTCTTGAATTCTTTTTGGTTTCCACTGGAGCGCCACCACCAGAAGGTCCACTTGGATTGCTATTACCACTAGGTGCGGTTGGTGCACTTGTACCAGTAGCACCCATTGCTGTCATTGCCGCACCTGCTGCTGCGGAGGCAACTATGACTCTTCTTGTTGAAACATCTACAGAAGAACCAAGCGGGACATACACATCAATAACCCCATCAAATACATTGATTTCTGTTTCAAATGATTCGCGTACTTCTGTGGGTGCTTCCTGTACGGCATCTACAAGTTGCGCTGCTTGTTCTGGAGAAACATCCGATATCTGAACAGCATCAAAAATTTCTGCTGCTTGGTCACCATCGACACTTTGAAGCACTTTTGAACTCGTGGCAAGTTCCGTTGCTTGGTCTTCAGTTATTCCATTTTCAACAATCGCATCGACTGCGCTTGCAACTTGTTCTGGACTAACTGTTTCAGATTCAAGGATTCCCACAACTTCAGCAAACTGCTCTGCGTCCAAAGGCTGGTCTAAGACATTAGAGATGACTGATGCAAATTTTTCATCCGAAATTGGCTTATCAAAGATTACATCCAGAACGGCAGTCAACTCTTCTTTAGATAATGGTTCGGCAAAAACCTGGTCGATTACTGCAGAGAACTGCTCGCCAGTAAGGGGCTTATCAAGAATTGTATTAACTGCGGCACCAAGTTCTTCTGGACTTGAGGCGGAAGAAACAACATCCGCTACTGCTGAAGCAAGTGCTGCTACTGATGCCGTAGTGGGGTCAATCAGGGCCGCTTTATCTTCCAGAATCGGTGGAAGGGTCGTTGTGGTGGTTACAACTGGAACCAAGGTTGTTGTTGTCGATGTAGTCGATGTGGTCGATGTTTCAACAACTGGCTCAAATATCTTGTTAATTAAGGCAGTTGTGGTTGTAGTCGGCGCTTCTGAAGTTGTTGTGACGACTGGTTGCTCCGTAGTGGTAGTTACTATTCTTGGAACTTCTGTCGTGGTGGTCGTTGTACTGGTAGTAGTAGTCGTACTTGTTGTACTTGTTGTAGTAGTCGTACTGCTTGTGGTAGTCGTATTTGTTTCTGTTACGCCAGTTATCTCGTCTGAATAAGCAGAGTAAACTCTTTCCGTATCGTTGTCTGCACGAACTCTAATCTTGCATGATACATCAGATGACAAATCTTCAATAATGGCATTTGTGGTTTGGGAAATAGCACCTAGATGTGGTTGCGAACCGTCATTGCAATCAACGAGAACTATGTATCGCTCTACTTCAACATTGGATTGTTCTGGTGCATCCCAACTTATATAAATTTTGCTGTCATTTACTGATATAACTTGAACATTAGTGGGAGCATTCAGGTATGGAGCCAGAGTCGTAGTCGTTGTGCTGGTTGTAGTCGTTGTTGTGGGGGGAGCGTTTGTTGCTTCGGAGTTTGTCTCTACTGTATAAAACTCGCCATACCATCCATCTGGATTACCACAGCAGACGCTTGTCCTTAGGCGATAAATACCAGTCTGCTGAACATCATAAGAAATGTAAGAATCCAGACCGTAGTAGTCGTCATTGACTGCCAATACGGAATCATCGCTGTCATATAGCCACAACTGGCTATCAATCCCATAAGACTGGGCAGTTGCTCGTGCCGTAAAGGTGCTTCCAGAGTAAAGATTAAAATAGAAATCTTCAGGACCATGAGTTGTTAAAACACTGCTTTGAGCCACTACTGAATCGGCTTTTACCGTATTGGCAGCAAAGTTTCCTGCTACCAATTGAATTAAAGCATAGATTATTAGGGAAACACCTATTTTTTTGGTCACATAGTAATCATAAAATTATTTTATGAATAGAATATGTACTTCTTTTGAGTGACTTATTCTGGCTTAGGAAGTGCTCGCCAAGCGGCTTCAAACTTCGCAGCATCCTTAGCCATCTCTGGAGAAAGTTCTACATGCAACCACTTACCGCCAAAAGAACCAGCGTTGTCATCTTTTGTAAAAATCTTTACGCCTTTGGCCCCTTCGCCACGGCTGCAGCGGAAGCCTCTTCCGAAACCTTGGTTCTTGTCTTTTGTATTGGTATCAAAGGCATAGTCGTGGATTTCTTCAATGCCCAATGCCTCTGTGTTGGCCAAGAACCAATCCCACATAGCCACACCGACCTTGCGGTCTGTATATCCAAGGTCAATAGCGGCACCAGTAGCATGAACAGACATCCACTTTTCCATGCCAGGGTCGCCCATTTTCTTGCCTTCAGTATGAGAATTTCGCATCAATCGGGCGACATAAATCCCCATATTGGTTGCTTTCCAGCGCTTGTTGCAAAGTTCAGCAAGTTTCTGAGTTCCAGGCTGTGCGCCTTTTCCATCGAATGAAGGGTAATAAGAGTATTTTCTGGCCATGTCTAAATTGTATACCAGTATAGTCTGATTATCTAATTAGACCTTAACTCATACCATCCCTTACCCCATAGGGATAAGAGGCGTGTGAAGTATTGCTCATACATGATTCCGACAGCATCAAGGCCATAACGGTCTTTTGAGTACTGGCTGATTGCTGCTCGGTCAAGGTGTTTTGCGGCTTCGGCAGCATCGACAAACTCTTGAAGAGTGTGACATCTGAACCCAGTAACGCCATCAATGACGGTTTCTGTGAAAGCGCCCCAGTCAGTTGATATCACTGGAGACCCACAAGCCATCGCTTCGATAGCAACAGTCCCAAAAGGCTCTACATAAATAGTGGGTGTAAAGGTGGCGATTGCTCCACCCATTAACTTGGCTCGCTCTTCTGTTCCGACAACGCCGACATACTCGCCGTACTCTGGCGGTACACCCTGTCCAGCAATCACCAGACGCTTTCCTAGGGCTTTACAGACCTCAACTGCAATCTGATAGCCCTTACGCTCAATTAAGCGTCCTATGTACAGGTAGTAGTCGTCTGGTTCTTCCTGTAAAGGGAAGTCCTTAACATCAATATAACTTGGAATAACGGTGTCAAAGAACTTGCCGTCAAGGGCATGGGGGTCGGTAACTTTGGAGCCATAGCAGGAGTGCATCCATGCGTAGGACTCAAATACCTTGTAGTTGGCAAACGACCCACCATAGCCAATCCCAAACTCCACGCTTAGTTCGTCTGGAAATGCGTCAGCAATTGGCTTAGAGGCATAGCCAGCGATAAGGCAAATAAAGTCCTTATGCTCTAGGCGCTCCTTAATGCCTTCAATTACATTGCCATTGAATGTCTGCCAGTGCGGAAGATTCCAGTCAAAAGAAGCGGCTGAGTAATGCCCGCCACCGACAGCCTCTAAACGCTGTTCTTCGGTAATGCACATGATGTGCTCGTCACAAGGGGCTTCGTTGAACTCCCCACCATAGAGAAAGACGGTATGACCGAGGTCTTTCATCATTATGCAAAACTTGCGGACTTTTTCCGTATAGGCACAGGCGGTGAAGTCCTCTGTCGTGTTCGTATGGGGCAAACTAACTATATGAAAGCGCATCCCGAAATACTAGCAATAAACTGGTTTAATCGCCAACTGGAACAACAATTTTCATTGTGTCCCCTTCAAGGTTTTAATAAACTGCGCCGATGTCTTCAATGGTCAAAAAAGCAAAGCGTGTCGATGTGCGTTGGAGTGTTGGACTTCCTGATGTGGAAAATGTTGATGCTTTTGCTGTGATGACGGTTGCGCCTGCGGTCAATGTTCCGACATAAATACAACTACACGATGAATAAGTAGTATTTGACGGAACATGAGGCGACGAGGCTTCCATCAGCAGTTGCGCGCCGTTATATACAAACATCGTTTGACCCGTGCCTGACGATGTTACACTTCCTCTGATGCGCGGCTCGTAATAAGTAATACGATACAAACGCCCCGCAACCGCTGTAAAACTTGCCGAAGTCAATGTCGTGACAACTGAAGTAGTCAAAATATAGTCTGTCCCGCTTGTGACCACATTTGTCATTATGCCTCGTGGTGTTGATGGACTCGTAGCACCAGTCGGACCTTGCGCACCAGTCGGACCCTGCGGACCCGTAGAGCCAGTAGGACCAATCGGACCCTTGATGCCGTTAGCAATTTGAGGGTCACGAATCATGGTGTAATCCTATTGACAAAACCATAAACAGAAATATACCCCGTCCAAACAGGCGATTCACCAGAAATAATTAAACCGCTGCTCCCATCACCAGATACAATTTGCCCTTGCAAAATGCTAGTTATAGAATTTGGAGGAAGAAGCAATCTGATGATTCCTCCTTCTACTTCGCCTGCATAAACAGAGAAATTTATAACTACAGTTTGCTCTGCAGCATCTGTATTTTTAGCCCAAAGCCATACTTCGTCAAGAATTGTTGAACTAGAACCTGTTGTATGAATGGTCATTGGAAACGCATTTGTTAGACTTATTAATTGCCCTTGTGACGAGCCACTTAGTTTCTTTTTTTCGTATGTAGCCATAATAATTTCCTAACTAAAAACTTGAACTTCAAGAATGTTTGCGACAGCAGCCAAGCCTGTTGCTCCAGTTGCACCAGCGGTTCCACTGGGCCCTGTAGCGCCAACATTACCTTGGATGCCTTGCGGTCCAGTAGCACCCGTCAAACCTGTTGGACCAGTTGGTCCGACT